CGATTACTAAGGATTAAATATGGCAAACAATAAATCAATCGTAGGCGGTATCTTTGGTTTAACACCAGAGTTATATCAGCAAGGCTTGATGCAACGAGACATCGCAGCACAACAGGAAGCTGGTTCGCTTGCTGCTGGTCCTGGAACAATGCTTAATCCTTCATTAGCTCCTTTGTATTCACAAGCTGCACAACAAGGACAATTAATTGGTAAAGGTATTGGCGGTCTATTAGGTGTTGAAGACCCTCAGTTACAGATGGTTCGTGATGTTACTGAAATGCGTAAACAGTTTGATGTGTCTACTCCGACAGGTCTTCGTTCTTTTGCACAAGCCCTAGGACAAAAAGGATACACTGACTTAGCTATTCAAGCTTCTTCTAGAGCAGCTGATATTGATAAAGAATTATCTCAAGCTGAGAAGAACAGAACTGAAAAACTACCGACTATTGCAAATCTTCAGACACTGCACCACCAACTAATGTAACAGCTTCTGAACTGTAGTTAAAAGCGTAGTCAAAACCCCACTTAAAGACAATAGGTTGTGCAGAGCCACCAATAGCAACCACATTAATCTTCTTTAAAATCTTAACTGTTGTTGGTTGGTCAAAGTCAAAATAGTTAGTGTAGTAAGACATACGATAAGAAGCACCATTGTCTCTGTGTCCAGCATAGTTACCAATGTAACCAGCTCTACCTAAATATAGTAATCTTGCTTGAGTTACACAAAAAGCTGTAGGTGCTAAAGAAGACCATTTAGTTACTCTAGCTGAACCGTCTTGTAATGTACCTCTTGTGTCAAAGCAATAAACAAAACCTGATGTAGGGAAAGACAATAAGTAAAACGCTTCTTTAGCGTAGTAAACTGATTTGATATTTTCTTTTGTCTCTGATTCAGCAGCGTTAATTAATTCATCTCTAACATTCTTAGATACATCTCTAAATGGTAAAGACTTCTCTTGAATAACTCGCTGTAAAGACTGAACACCTGTTTGAGACAAGAACATTGTATCTGTTCCTGCTACTGACGCTACAGAATCTCTAGCGAAGCAACCAACACCGCTAATAATATCTTCAAGCTGTAATGCTGATGGGTCTACTGGGTTCTTATAAATAACAATATGTCTTTGACAGAATATAACTAAGAAACCATTATGCTCTGCTAAAGCTACGATAGGGTCGTTATTAGGAACTACTTCACTAATATTAAGATAACCTGCAGTGCCTGTCTTCCATTCAGCAGGGTTCAACAAGTCACTGAAATAAACTGTTTGTCTATCACTAGCAATATCAGCAACCCATACACGACCAAAAGCTGTTAAGACAGTATTAGGTGTAAATGTAGTAGCTGTATAAGTTCCTGGTAAATGAGTAGCAATGTCACCAAGTCTCTGTAAACCATAAGAACCTGTATGAGCATGAGCTGTAGCACCTAACTTATGATAAACCAACAATGGATGACCTGCTTGTACCAAGATACCGTGTGCTGATGGAGATGCACCAGTGTCATAAGGCATACCACTAATCTGCCAGTTATCAGCAGTAATAGTGTATGTTAAATTAGCAGTATCTGTACTATTGCGAACAGCAAGCTCAGTTAGTGTTGTAGTGCCACTATAGAGCTTATTGTTAGCAGCAGACAACACAACATTACCGTCATCTTTAACAAGCTCATAGATAGCTCTAAAGTTTCCTGTAGAAGCTGCAGAGGTATTAACCTTTGTCCAGCCTTTACGAGAACCAATGCGTCCGTACTTATCAATAACACAGTTATAAGCTTGTAAAGCAAAACCAGCGTTAAGCTGAATGGAGCTGTCTTGACTATTCAATCCATAGAAGCCAGGAGCAGCGATAGAGCCAGTTAAGAACTGTTCAGCCATTAAACTTGCACCCAAGAGTCAAAGTCAGCGTTACGACCAGATTCAATAGCAATATGGTCAGCCAATGATTGTTTATACAAGCCATAAGCTTCTGATGAAGCTAAACCACCGTCTTCACCTCTTTCAGCTAAAGCTCTAGCGTAGGCATTGAAGATAACAGGTTCAAAAGGAACTAATAACACATCAGCATCAGCACTTAGCTCTGCTTGTGGTTTAATAATGTTAAAATCTAAAGAATATACAGCATCTGGAACAGGGAATACTTTAACTTTAGTATCGCCACTGCTGTCAGTGCCTTTGAAAGAATAGTATGTTGGTGCTCCCTTTTGTAAAGGAGACAAAGCAAACTGTTGGTTCATCCAATGTGTCGGTGAGACATTAACAAACACATCGCTTGTGTTGTTTAAGACATCAAGAACTTTAAATCTAGTACCAGCACCAGTAATAGTGTATTCGTAAGTATCAGCTACTGTAGGCACTGTCACTGTTGTAGACAATGCGTTCCAATCGTAAGCGTTCTCTACTTGTCTTTTGGCATCATTGATGAAAGTAGCTATCATCTTAGAATATGTGTTACCATTGACAACAGTAGTCACTTCTGACTCTCGTAGTCTTCTTAGCACATTGTTTACAAGTTCTAAATATGTCATATATTCCTTAGTGTATCACAGTTTTAAGGCTGTGTCAACAATTATTTACCATTTTACTTTGTCAGCCCAATACGCTGCACTCATCTTGCCTTTAGCGATATTCTTGGCATGGCGAGCTTTAAAGGCTTCATTACGCTTAGAACCGTCAGGACTGCCTTTAACACCTTGCTGTCCAAATCTAATAGTCTTTACTTCGTCACCTGACTTAGCAACCACAACATGAGACTTAGTAGGGTGATTTGGTGTTGCTTTAGGCTTGTTATAGCCTGAAACACCTACTTTAGCTAGTCTAGTGTCTTTCTTCATTATCTACCACGACCTGTTTTCTTCATGTTTGTAGCTGTTCTAGCACCACGCATAGGTAGTTTAGCCTGGCTTAGAGCAATCGCAACTGCTTGTTTAGGGTTCTTAACAACAGGACCGCCTTTACCAGAATGAAGAGTACCTTCTTTGTACTCACGCATTACTTTACCTACTTTAGCTGTTTGTTTCTTAGTTGCCATGATTTATCCTTTATTAAGAACCGTTCTGATAAGCTGTATTCTGATGAATCTCTATAGTAAAAATAACTGAGAATGTACTAGATGCTTCAGGAGTTACCCTTAGTTCATCATATTCATCCATTACCATGCGACCATCAGCAAATATTACATAATCACCAGCACCTACTGATTTACCGCCAACAATAGTGACAGAACCAGAGTCTGAATGGTCGTACCAAGTAGCTGTGAATGACTTTGAGCTACCGCCATAGTTTGAAACCATCAACAAAGTAGCAATCGCTTTGCACCCTTTAGGTACAGTGTAGACTGTGTTAGAAGAACCTGCTGTGAGGTTCTGTCCTACAGTAAGTTCTCTCATTTAATTGTCCAATGACTAGTAATGTAAGTAATGATGCCACCAACACCTGAAGCAATCACCATACCCATCCAAAAACCACCTTTAGATTTGTTAGCAAGCTCTAGGAGTTCTTCCATACCAACTTCTAGCTTGTCTATTTTCTTTTCCATAGCTTCAACTTGAGCTACTAACTTGCCATACTTGTAAGGGTCTATTTGATTGTTGTCGTTCATGACCAAGTCCTAAAAGGTGAATTAACAGTAACACTATGAGCTTCTAAACCAGCTTCTTGCCAGTCTTCTAGCTCTGTCATAACTCTAACATTGACATGGTAGCCAGAGACATCAGGAATCTCACCAATGATGTCAACAGCTACTTCAGAAGGTAAGCCACTTAGTAGCTCAGTCATCTCTGACTCTGTATTAGTCTTTAAATAGTAATCAATCATGCTGTCACCGCCTGTAGTTCTGCATTGGTTAATCGTCTAGGATAATAGGCTAGAGACTTGATATGTCCATTAAGCAAAGTAGAGCCACCATTACCTAAATACATTTGAGTAACTGTCGGTACTGTTCCTGATGTATCTGTGCTTGGTGTTGCTCCGTTAAAGCTGAAAGCAAAGTCATTAGCTTTATAAGCCAAAGCTGTCTTAAAGAACACATTTGCAGTAACAGTAGTTGTATACAAAGTAGCTTGTCCTGCACCGCCAGCAGAGACATATCCAAAGAACTGTGAGCTAGTACCATTGTTTTTCATAACAGCAATACTGTTATTGCTTGTGTTGTCATCAATTTGGAATACTCTGTTGTATCCTGTAGATGAAGGAGCATAGTTATCAGCAGTAGTCGCAATAGTGCCTTCAGTAGAGTTATACCAACCACTAAAGTTACTACCTTGAAT